TTTAACAATACAGGTAGAACTTTTTTCCAAGAAGAACCTACTACAGGTGACTTCTTAATTGTATCAGGTACATCAGGAGATTACTTTGGAGCGGCTAGTAATAAAGACCATGCAGTATTATATAGAGTTGGTAATACAGGATCTACCCCACCAGTTACTAGAGACGGTAGTGACGGATTCCCAGTTTTAACTAGCTGGTCGTAGGTTTTCGTAATACTTATATATTTATATAAGAATATACAGTCACTATACTGTATCAATTACATTTATTAACTTCATATTACGATTTCAATAATCGTACGAAACCACAAACATTTTTATAATGAGCAAAGATTTATTCAAGCAAACTATTGCTGAAGCTAAATCTGTGAGAGAAGCTGCTATTGCAAATGCAAAGGAAGCTTTAGAAGAATCATTGACACCTCATCTAAAAGACATGTTAGCTGCTAAACTTCAAGAAATGGAAACATCTGAAGAAGTAGAAGAAGCAAAACATGACAAGAAAGATGAAACTATCGAAGAAGCTCCTAAAGAAGACGAAAAGCATGAAGCTGTAGAAGAACTTGCAGAAGAAGTACCAGCACAATTTGCTGAAGAAGATGAAGCCGAGGATGATTCAGAAGAATCTGATGACGAAGCGGAAATCGAAGCACCAGCTGAAGAGCCTGTCGAAGACGATATGCCTGACGGTGACGAAGATATTTCTAAATTATCTATTGACCAGTTCAAAGATATAGTAAGAGATATTATTGCTCAAGAAGGTGGTCACGGAGAGGAAGAGATTCCTGCAGGTGATGACTTAGATGGTGGAGATATCGAAGGCATGGGCGATGAACCAGCTATCGAAGAACCAGCTATCGACGGAGCAGAAGAAGAAGAAATCGATTTAGATGAACTTCTTAGAGAATTAGAATCTGAAACTTCAGAAGAAGTAGAAGAAGCTAAACACGACGACAAAGACGAAAACGTTGAAGAGGCTAAAGAAGACCACAAAGACGAAGGTAAGAAAGAAGACATTAAAGAAGAAGAAGTAGACGAAAAGCACTGCAAAAAACATGAAGATGTTTCAGAAGAAACAACTGAATTACAGGAAGCTTTAGAAACTATTGAAACTTTGAAGAAAGACCTTAACGAGGTAAATCTATTGAATTCTAAATTACTTTACGTTAACAAGATCTTCAAGTCGAACGACCTTTCAGAAAGTCAAAAAGTTAACATTATCGCTGCTTTTGATAAAGCAGAGAGCGTTAAAGAGGTGAAACTAGTTTTCGAAACTGTTTCTGACAGTGTAGTAGGTAAAAAACAATCTGCTAATACTATCAAAGAATCAAAAACTAAATTAGGCATGGCTTCTAAAGCCGGTGGAACAACAGCTGCTAAACCAGAAGTAATTTCTGAAGTATCTGACACTGTAAGAAGAATGCAAAAATTAGCCGGAATTATTAATTAAATTAACACTAATAACTATTATTTATCATGGAATTAAACCAATTATTAGAGAGCAGCAACAACTACAAAAGTATGCAAGCTGACTCTGTAAAACTTGCTGAAAAGTGGAGTGCTTCTGGTTTGTTAGAAGGTATCAACGATGAGAAAGTCAAAAACAACATGGCTGTTATCCTTGAAAACCAAGCAAAACAAGTAGTCGCTGAAGCAAACAATACTAACGTAGGTGGAGGATCTTTCTCTGCAGGCGCTGGTGAACAATGGGCTGGAGTTGTCTTACCTTTAGTAAGAAAAGTATTCGCTCAAATCGTTGCACAAGATTTCGTATCTGTACAACCAATGAATTTACCTTCAGGTCTTGTATTTTATTTAGATTTCAAATATGGAAACTCTAGAAATGGAAGAGCTGCTGGAGACAATCTTTATGGAAACGTAACTGAAGCTGGTACTAAAATGGCTGCAGATACTGACCCATCAGGAGGTCTATATGGAGCAGGACAGTTTGGATACACTATCAATAGTGCATCTGTTGCTGTATCTGAAACAGCTGGAGCTGCAAGTTCTGCATCATTACACTATGACGCTGACTTAGATCCTGCTGACTACTACACAATTACTAAATCAGTATCAGGATTAAACGCTGACTTAAAAGGTGTAAGAGCATTTAGATTATTATCTGCTTCTGCAGATGTAACTATACCGAAATATACTACTGTATCTGGTAATAACGTAACTTTCGTTGTTGCTAAATCTTCAACAACTGTTGATGGTTCTTTAACTGGAACTTTAATATACCACAAACAACCAGTTGATAACGATAGAGGAGATTTCGAAGCTGACTCAGGTGCTACTGCTGTAGATACTTCTATTCAAATACCTTCTATTGATGTTAAATTAGCTAGTGAAGCAATTGTTGCTAAAACTAGAAAATTAAAGGCACAATGGACACCGGAATTTGCACAAGACCTTAACGCTTACCACAGTATTGATGCTGAAGCGGAATTAACTTCTTTATTATCTGAATATATCTCTATGGAGATCGATTTAGAGATCTTAGATATGTTAATCCAAGACGCTAACACTACTGAAAGATGGTCAGCTAAGTCTAACAAAAACTGGAACGGATCTGCTCGGG